TGAGCAAGAACCATACAACTCAACCAAGCCCACATTGTGTTGAAAGCTACGAGTGTGGGTAGCAACTTCTTATTCGAAGCCCAGATAAGTGTAAGACTTGTTAGGAGAGTTAGGAAATACAACCACCAAATCTGAATACCAAAAATTAATCCAGGAATAATAATAACAGCCTTAGCTGCCCAGCTTGCAGCCTCTACCCAGTTGTATTGTGGTTCCCAATATTCTTTTGTAAACCACATATTGTAGCAATTTCGGATTTTATCCCACCCGGCTTTGTAATAGGTGAACATTACCAAAACAAAGGCTGATGTTGTACCCCAAACAATTTGTTCAATAGTCATATATCATCATTTTCAATTCTCACTTAACTATGCTTTAAAACAAAATAAGTATATAACTTTTCATCGACAATTGCAAACTTATCGGTAATTCTTCCATCAACAATAGAAATTTTAATACCATAATTTTGTTCTACAAAGTCACCAAAATCATATATGTCGAAAATACCTGCTACTATTTCTACGGTTGATACGTATTCCTCACGAACCTTTTTCAACATACTCCAATAATCCCACCGATTCTTACGAAACTTTATGTCGGGATCGTTTTCATCATAGTCGGTAAATCCTTCTACAGGAATTTTCATCGAATGTGAGTCATACCTGCTTGAATGAGCTTCTGATAAGCTTTCTGTACAACCACAGCCTGACGCTCTGCGTCTTCTACTGCCTTGTGACTTGTAATGTGTCCGCCATCTTTAAGACTGACACCGGCAAGATCATAGATTGTGCGACAATCACGAATAGTCCAGAAAGGCCACGGAATCTTCATATCAAGTTCGCGGAATGCCATTTCAGCAATAACAACGTCAAAGCCTGACCCGTTACTCCAAATCTTGTCGGCATTCCAACAGAACTTATAAAGCTGTTCCATTGCTTCACGATAGCTGATACGATCACGATCACCCATTGCTTCTTCAATTGCTTCCGGGCTTTGTTCTCCCCACCAACGCAATGTATCATCGCTAATGCTGCGATTATAAGTATCAGTCTGTTCGTCCATAGTTGGACGAAGTTCTAGCTTTTCACTAACGCCTACACCGCGTGGATCAAAACTAACTGCACCAATAGTAAGAATAACAGTCGACGGCGCAGTGTCAAGTGTTTCCATATCGATCATGATATGTTTAGCCATTAGAACTCCAAATATTATCTACTTTTTTAACATCTTCCACTATATCACCATTTAAGTAATTTAGCAAGAGCATTGGGCGACTTTCGGGTAAATAATTAGGCATACTACTATGCAACAATCTACAGTTGTACATCAACACGCTACCCTTAGGCATATCTCGTTGTTCGCAAAAATCATAAAAGTATTTGTTATATGCACCGTTATAGCACATATCAATATCCCAATCAGGTTCATGACTGTTAGGAACAAAACCTGTAGCACCCATTTCAGGCGTAGTGTCTTGTAATGAAACGATACATTGAACGCCCAATAATCTAGTATCGTTATTCCATTGTTTAAATCTATGAGGTGTATCTACATGAGGATTCACCCACTTACTATCGCCATTGATAGTTACGATGTCACTAGCATATAAAACTGCATTATCTAATTCTTTTTCAATACGAGTAATTAAGAAATCATTGATTATATTGACTTCTGGCCAGTCCATGATCATTTGACTCCACCAAACACTAACATTTGGTAAATCTTTGATCTTATCACGTTCTGCATAAGTTTTACCTGAACTACTAGCTCGGACCATTCTTAATGTATCAAGCTTACTATTGATATTATCAATTAGGTCAGCAGGAATTACACTTTCAAGAAAGATATATCCTTCGCCTTCGGTCAAGTTTTTATATTCTACCATTTTAATAACAACCAAGCTCTTTCTTCATCGCTTTTCAAGTATATTCTATACTGACTGTTATTTAGATCAGTGTGCCAAGCCCAGTGATTATTCAGTATTTCATTGTTCTTTTCATGTTGTGCTTTAAGATACAGTTCTCGTTCGCAACTCATACCCCACAACTCTGCACACATCCCGCGCAACATAAAAAATTGATAAACATAATCGGTAGATTTAAAACGATAGCTATGAACTTTTTCTTTTATAGTCACATAATATTTGAATGTGTCGTTTCCGCGGTGACGACCATCAAGTTTGGTGAACTTAAGTTCTGATCCTTCAGTATTCATTCACATAACTTCCAATGCACATAAGTTTTTTCATCAAGTACAATATAACCAGACACCTTAAACCACGGACCAAGATAGCGAGGTTCATTATAGTGTTCTCTACACCAATTTTCTAAGTTACTTGGTATTCTATTATGAACAGGAATACGAATAAACATTCGATCTTCCCAAACACCATCAACAGGTACCTTCTTTTTAATCTTTTGAGTCTGCGGTACTGCGTCAACTATATCGTAATTTACAGGTCTTAGCCCCATGTTAGTCTGAACCATATATAATCTCTCTCATATCTAAACTTGTATTTTAAGCCATCATTGTCAAACTGCCATCTGCAATGATATTCACATTTCCCTATGTTATCGTATATCCATTCTAACATTTCAATGTGTTTAACTCTTGACTCCCAAAATTGTCGAGCTGGGATAATTACCTCGTACCATCCTGGCTTAGTGAGTTCCCACCCGTTTTTTTCATCATAGTGATTCATTCCCACCTCAACAAAAAAGCAAATCTGTCTTTTTCGCTTTTAAACTCTACTATCATTCCAGTAAGCTGCCAGCCTGGAACATATTTATCACACCATTCATTTATATCGTGTTCATTATCAAGATAATAATTGTAATCCCTGACAATCAAGAAGGGCTTCATGAAGTCAGAGCTACATACGAATCTCATTGCCAATGTAACCTAAACCACATAGCGTCTTTTTCATCAACAAAACAAAACTTATGCAAGGAGTTTCCCTTTTCATCACGCACGAATTTAGTAGATTTATAAACAAAGGTAGGACAACTATTAATCGCCCATTGGATCATTTCTTTTTCATTTTCAATGTTTAAAAAATCAATACTATATTCTGTCATCTATTCTTCAACAAGAATACCAAATATTTGTGGTCATCTACCACTTCAAATGATTTGTCTGACCAATCTATTATCTGAATACCGTATTCTGGTTCTGAAATCTGATTACAATATTCATTAGAAATGCCAATCTGCCTATAGTCGTAGGCCTTATCAATCAATTGATCAGTCCACGTATCAAATAGTTTAGCATCCATACAAAAATGCCTGTTAGTAACCTGCTGCATTCAATAATTCCTTAACCTGACTAACTACTTCTGGATATCGCTTGAATCTAACAGCCCATTGTTCTGGATTAATATAGTCAATGATCATCTTCTGATGACTTTCATCTAATTCTTCTAAGAACTTGATACCGCTTTCGCTCTGATACAACATCCATGGACTAATTTTGCCATTAGTAATATGATGAACTAATCTGTTTCTATTGGCATAACGCAAACAGTCCCTAGTTTCAATACCTACATCTTTACTAAGATCGATAGTTGTTTCGATACTACGAGCAATAGCATCCATTGCGTCTTCGGTTCTAAGATATTCTATTAGAAAATTAGTATAGTTTTTATCACTGCACCAGTTATCAATGCTGATCTTGTTCTTCAACAAATAATCAGCATAACGAGTAACATTAATACATTTGATATCAACACAATAATGACCGAACTTTACAAAAGCAATATAATATGCGCTCTTAGTAAAATCAGTATATGTCTTCTTTTTCTTTGTACCAGTATTCTTAGCGTAAAAATTTAGCCAAGACTGAAAGCCGATACGATTGCCCGGCTGATCTTTATCTTGCCACCTACGTTTATTTTCGCACAGGTGCTTAATCATTGTAGTCTCACGTTGGAAACTACGATTACAAAACTCACAAGAAAACTCGGACTTAGTTTCCGAGTTCTTTTTCGTAGTTTTCAATGTCTTTATCTGTAACAAGCTCACTTAGCAACTCAATTTCATCAAATTTTAATTCGGGGAATCTATTAGCAATATACATCTTTTTACGATGACTGTCAATAAAAACATCAGTGATTGTATTCAAATCACTATCATTACTTTTAGGATATATCTTTTTGAAATAATCCTTAATCTCTTTGTGTTTGGGTTTTTCTTTTAGTTTAGTAACACGATCTTTAATATGCGGAATCCATTGATGAAATTGTTTTCCTAAACCCGGGCTTGCTGCACATAGCATCAACCATTGTAGTTTAGGATTCTTTTGAACATTTTCATTAAACAGATATTTGTTAGCGTGGTATTCGGTACTTTGTAGATAATAGCTCTGTAACTCACTGTTACCCTTAATAGCACTAACCCAATGAATCAGCATGAAGGGGACAAACTTCTTTTTCTGTTCTTCAGTAAGTCTATCATAATACGAATAGTCCTTGCGGTCAATAGCCGCCAATGCTTCAAAAAGATCAAAGTCAATCTTCTCAAACTTTTCGTCTTTTGATAGAGTTTCTTTAGCCATTGTCTTCCATGTCTCTGTATTTTAGATATAATTCATATGAGCGGTCAGCTAATTCTTGCGATCCGTCAAGCTCTAGCACTTGTTGGTGATATACCATTAATGCCAATGCTATTAGACCGGTGTCTGTAATATAGACTGGCTCGTTCATGATTATGCCTTCAACGACTCAATTGCAATAGCGTGTTCAATAGCTTGACCAATACTATCACCGTTATTAACAATCGTTAACC